TATTTGGAATTAAAAATTCTGATGTAACAATTAAACTTACAGGTTCACAAACAAATGCCCGTTAGCAATACAAAAGAAGTAGAAAAACAAATATCCTTTAAAATTGCTCAGCAATTTCCTGCGATTTATAGAGAAAATAACGATGAGTTGGTTTCGCTTGTTACCGATTATTATAAATTTTTAGAGACAACACCTAACCAATCAATATATAATGCAAGAAGGATGTTTGAATACCGCGATATTACTACAACATTATCGAGTATGATTTTATTCTTTCAGAAAAAGTTTTTAGCGGACCTACCTTTACTAAACGATACAAGTGTACGATTAGTTGTTAAAAACATATTGGATTTATATAGACGTAAAGGTTCAGCGTCCAGTGTTATTTTATTCTTTAGAATGTTTTACCAAGAAGATGTTGAAATATTTAATCCTTCTAAATACATTTTAAAACCGTCAAGTTCTAAATGGCAGACTGGTAATTATCTACAGATGATACCAAACAGCGGGTTGTTTTACGATTCAACCAGTGAAAATTATTACGAATATTTTGATTTATTAAGCAAAACAATTATTGGATCTGTATCAAAGGCAACGGCTGCAGTCGATAAAATTAACTTTATTCTTTTAAATAATACTCTTACGCCAATCTTATATTTGTCTGATGTAAAGGGTACGTTTAAAAGGTATGACGATATTGTAGCCCGTGTGGATGGTAAAGATATATCCTTCGGCGTATTAAATGGCTCAGCTTCTGACATTGTCGTCGACCTTGACTTTGGTGGTACCATAGGTAATGAAGTTGGCGATGAAGTTTATATTAAAAGTGATTATGGTGTTGGAGGTGTAGCCCTCGTTACTGATACGGAAGACCAGTTTACAGGTATAGTCGATTATAAAGTAACTGATGGCGGATTTGGATATACGATAGCTAATACAAGACTCGAAGTTTCAAACCAAGTTGTTATTTTAAATAACGCAGACTTATCATTTGTTCCAATGGAAAGAATAACTGATAGTGGTGGTAATACGGGAACAGTCATTGGCCAAAATTCTTCAGCCGTTGGTATTAAGATGGATGTTGGCAATACTTTAAATATAGTACGAGATATTACAACACTAGACAGAACACCAAACGTTACAATCACTGGAATATTTACTATATCTGATAAGAATGAAAGTTCACCTGGTGCTTTATATCCGGATACAAATGATGTAACAGACGTTAAGGTTGAGTCTCTTTCTAATATCGAAAATATTTCTTTAATTACTGACCCTATTTTGCCATTCCTCGCTGTCACTTTAAATGCGGCAAACTATAACGCTGCACCTGCGACCCAGCCTATGTCAGGTTCCGTAGACCCCGTAACATTAAGTACTGTTATTGAAGACGCATTTACGTTGACGCCATTAGAAATTGGAACAATAAATGATTTTGAAAATATTGATCCAGGCATAGATTACTTAAACGATGTGTTTACATTAGTCAGAGACGAAGTAATGATTGCGTTTGATAGATACGAACAACGATTAATTATAAATCCATTCAGTGCTGCGTTTTCAGTAGGCGATGACATTACTCAGCCATCAACAGGTGTAGCTGGTATTATAACGGCTATTAATGTAGACAGAGGATTTATTCAAGTTCGGCCATATGCATACTACGGATTTGTAACTGCTGACATTATGCATGAAGGTACATCATATACAGTTATAGCAACTGAAAGAGATTATTCATCTGAATTACTTGGAGCAAACGCCGATGTACGATCGCGTACTCAATTTGCCACAGGTAGAATATCTGAAGTAAAAGTTACAAACTCTGGCTTTGGTTATTTAAACGAAGAAATAGTATTCCTTACAAACAAAGCTGGTACAGTATTAGCTAAGGGTCAATTATTTGCAGACACTCAAGGTATTACCGCAGGGTTTTGGGGAAGTGAAACATCACATGTAAATGGTTATAAAACTGATAATACATATTATGATAGCCAAAATAGAATACATGACTCTGATTTTTATCAGGAATATTCGTATCAAATTAAATCAACTGTTGACTTTGATTCATATAAGGATACACTTAAACAGAATGTGCACCTAGCAGGTACTAGAATATTTGGTGCATTTGCATATAAAAAGAAACAAGTAGTTGGAGTTACTGCCAAGTTTGGTAGAACAATTAAGAATGATCCATTAATTGGCGGAGATCCAATTGTTGGACCAGATCAGTTACCATCTATTCCACGATACAGTTCAGACAGAACAACGATTACAGTAGACACTATCAACTTAAAGGTTGACACAGTTTAATAAATAGATAGAAAAGACTTAGGAGCAAAATAATGGTAAAGCAAACGATTGGCGTTGGATTGGTTGGTAACGATGGTCTCGGCGATCCATTACGTAACGCATTTGTTAAAGTTAACGAAAACTTTACTGAATTATACAACGACGCATTTGATGGTGCATTTACATCATTAACTGGTAGACCAACGAGTTTATTATTCTATGTGAATGATGGAGCAAATAACCAAGTTCTTACAACTGACGGTAATGGTAATATAACATTCCAAAGTGGATATGGAAACACTAATGTTGATACTCATTTAAATATAGGCTCTGCGGCAGCGGATCAAGTATTAGCTTGGTCAGGAACTGATTACGAATGGGTTCCTCAAGCTAGTGGTTCAGGCGGCGGTGGCGGTTTATCAAATAATGAAGTTATTAGTGTTATAACTGGTTCTGATTTAGATATGGCCGGTAACAAAGTATTATTTGGTAACGTATATGACGCAGAAGGCGATTTACCCGCAGCTGGTAGTTATCACGGTATGTTTGCTCACGTACATGGAACAGGTAAAGCATATTACGCACATGCAGGTTCTTGGGTTAGATTAGCAGATTATTCTGAAGTTGGTTCAGGCGGTGGCGGTGGTTCATTACCAAGTCGTACATCTCCTTCGGCTGCTACGGCATCAATCGCTGATGGAGTATCAACAGACATTGATATTACTGGTTATAAAGGATATGCATTATATTCAATCACAACATCACATCCTGCTTGGGTAACACTTTATACAACTAACGCAGCAAGAACGGCAGATAATTCTAGGCTTGAAACAGAAGATCCTTCACCAGATGCTGGTATCGTTGCCGAAGTAATTACATCAACTGGTAATTTAAAAGTATTAATAGCGCCAGGAGCAATTGGTTATAATTTAGAATCAACACCAACCGCGAATATACCGGTAAAGGTAAGAAGCAAAAATGGTAGTGCTGCTGCGATTACAGTGGCTATAGAAATACTTCAGTTAGAGGCATAACATGCAAAAAGAATGGATTGTTACACTTCATAATAAAGAGGATTTAGATTCTTTTTACGAAGACATGGAAACTGAAGGTGGAGCATTATACATTCCGGGACGAGAAATTCCTGTTGTTCATAGAAGAAACATAAGCCGTAATACTCATTATATGTTAACTAATGAAGAAGCAAACCAATTAAAAAACGATCCTAGAGTTTGGGATTGTGATTTAGTAGAATTAATTGATTTGACTACCAAACCTCAAGGATGGTCAGTCACTAATCAAAAGTTTTCAAAAGATTGGTTTACAGATGCAACAGATTTTAACTGGGGTTTACTTAGACATTCTGAAGCTGCCAACAGATCCAATTGGGGTGACAATGGAGTTTCAAATGTAAACTCGGATCTTACAGTAACTGCATCAGGTAAAAACGTTGATGTTGTTATTGTTGATGGTCACATTGATCCTAACCATCCAGAGTTTGCTGTTAACAGTGATGGTACTGGCGGATCTCGTATTAATCAATTTAATTGGTTTTCCTTAACAAACGCTGTTACCGGTGGTAGTAACGGAACTTATACGTACGATCGTTCAGGTTCATATACAAATTCAGCAGATGAAGATGATAACAATCATGGCTGCCACTGCGCAGGAACGGTTGCTGGTAATACTCAAGGCTGGGCCAGAGACGCGACAATATATAACATTAGCCCTTATGGTTCAAATCCAAATAGCTTATCAAGTACAAGGATGTGGGATTACATTAGGGAATGGCATAATACAAAAGCAGTTAACGCTGTAACAGGTAGAAGAAATCCTACTATTACAAATAATAGTTATGGTAGTTCTATACCTGTTGGTTCAGCCGCAGATAATTTTGGTAACATTACAAGTATTACATACAGAGGTACAGAGTTTAGTCCAGGACGTGATTTAACTACCGCTGAATTAAGAGCTCGTGGCTGTTATGCACCATCTTTACAAATGGATATTCCATATTATTTTACTTCACGTCAAGCTGACCAACAAGATGCTATTGACGATGGAATTATTATTGTATGTTCAGCAGGCAATGATAGTTGGAAAACTGTTAACGAGTCCGACCAAGATTGGAATAATTCATATGATGTTCAGTATTATGGATTTGACCAAACTTATTGGTTAAACCGTGGTACAGGTTCGGTTGCAGGATTTAATGCAAATATTAACGTTGGCGCTACATCAAATAATGTTAATGAAGTTAAAGCAACGTTTAGGAACTGCGGTAACCAAGTTGATATTTACGCGGCTGGTGAAGCAATTCAAAGTAGTT